AATTCAAGCTTGGATCATACGGTTCACCAAAGAACATTGGTGGAGGAATGCGATATTCAACCCAAACGGGATTGGTTGAACTCATCAAGATGATTCTGGAAGAAGAACCGCTATCATCAAGGTACCAACTGACATTCACTGCTCTAGCAGTTGTCCTTGGATTGAGTTGATAGACATTAAGAATGTCACCATTAGCCTCTGTAATGTCAATGTAAGCAACTGAGTTTGCATCAGTGGTTACAGTCATCTCCTCAACACGAACAAGATCAGGCCAAGGTTCTTGTTCCCAAATGTCTGAAATACGCTGAGTAGCGAAGTCACGAATCATCCGAAATGTGGAGTCTTGAATCGTCGAACGATCCATTCCGCATAGCGTGACTGCACGATATAGGATTTCGCTAAAGTTAGTGGTTCTCACGCAAAGACCTTACTGTATTTCACATTACGAGTCGAGGAGGAACCAGCATAACCAACATGGATTTCTTTTGTGCCACCACTATTGACCTTACAATAGTCGTTCTTTTCCATGTAGCGTTTCCTGAATGCTTTATCTTTCCAGCAGTCATAGCCTAGCTTCTGACCCCAGAAATGGAACGAGTCTGCATTGACTCGCATTTGTAACTGACCAATCCCATCAATGCTCTTAGCCCTGATCTGATTGACCTTCCCTACGCTCTGCGTTTGAGCCTCCGCCATCACCTTCTGAAAGTTCCATCCCGTTTTGAATTCCTTCAGCATTGCTGCATGGAGTTCTTCTGGAATTTGTTCAATCATAGGTGATAGCGGAGGAGTGTTACGCAATGCAGGAGGCTATTTAAAGCCTCTATGGACTAGGACGAAGCAGAGAACTTACCAAGACCAAGCGGGTTCTTGCAAACAAGACCAGCAACGGCTTTGATGAGTCGAGCAGGCCCACCACCAGCATCAGGAAGTTCTGTCACCTGTGGAAGATTGGTGTAACGAAGCTCCAGAAGATCCATATCAAGCACATAACCTCGGAATGCATCGAAGTTAAACAAGGTTGGATGCAGACGAAGAGAACCGAAGTCGCCTTCAAACAGATCAACAGAAGAGCTGATCGTGTCGCTGAAGGCATCACGCTGGAGAGTGCGGATACTTGCATAAGTATTAGCAGCACCAGACACGTTGGCAGTATAAAGCAGATTGCTGAAAGCACGCTTCAGAGTTGGGCCAACAACAGTGTCATAGGTCTTCATCTGACCAGTCTCATTATAGATGGAGGTCATCACTCCTTGGGCATCAGTTTCGGTGAACGAAGCAGTTGCAGTGGTGTTAATGCTAGTGGTTGGAGTGCGGTAAGCGGCATCAATTGGGCAAACTCCAGTGCCTGCATTGTTGATCCAAGTGCCAAGTGCTTTCGTCTGATATGCAACTGTACCATTATCAACTACTGCTGCGTTATCGCTGCAAATAGTTTTCTCCATGTCACGCTTGAGAACTTTGATACCTTTGGCGACCATACCAGCAAGTTCGTCACGCAAACCAGCAACAATCGAAACGTCCACCGAGAGAGGAGAGACGCGAATTGCACGCTGGAACACCTGAACATAGTTGGTCAGAATAGCACGACCGCTGTTAAGGTTTTCATAAGCAGAAACATCTGCACCATCGACAGAACCAGTAGTGACAGCAGAAGGCATGTTATCAGCCTGAAACTGGAGCAAGGTATTGCCTGGCTTGTTGCCCTTGGGAATCATCGACGTTACAGGAGTGTCCTTAGCGTCAACGAGAGTGATATAATCGGCGAGATCTTCGCGTTTTCCGACCTGAGAGCGTTCAAATAGAGCAGCCATAAATTTAGAGTATTGAGTTTGTTTGGGTTACAGGAACCTCTCAGCAAGAAGTGCTTTGAGTGAATCCTGATTTGGGTTTTTCCTGAATGCTTCTTCGGTAGAGCGAGACTTCAGCGACTTTGAAGTTTGAACAGGTGCAGATGCTGTTTGCTTAGGATTTGACGGTGCTTTCTTAATCACAGAAGGCGTTGCTTTTCCCTTGGATTCCCGAATCCGTTTACCTTCAATCATATCTCCAATGGAGAGCTTGAAATCAGGGAACTTTTGGATCTCTGGGAACTCACGAAGTAGAGCATTTGCATACTGGTATTCAGAGCTAGAGCGTTGTTTCCAGAACGGATAATTCTTTTCAGCTTCAACATCGAACTGCTTTCGCGTTTGGATGTAATTCAACTGAGCGGGCAAATGTTCTTCAAGGGCATCAACAGCATTGAGCTTGATCTTGCGGATATCATCCGCTGAATATTCAATCTCTTGACCATCTTTGCCTGGGACAACAGCACCATCAGGATTCTCTTCAGCCCACCGTCTAACCTGCCTTGCATTTCGGATCTCCGCATGAACATCAGTATCGCTTTGCAGCTTGAAGTATGGGTTTAATCCTTCGCCAGTTGCTACAACTTCCCTTTCAGGTGTTGCTGCTTTTGACTCTGTCTCGGCTAGCTTTTCAGTAAGAGCATTCAACTTAGCTTCAGCTTCCTTCTTCTGAGCGACTAATTTGTCGATCCGTTTCTGGACTCCTTTAGAAAGTTGTTTGTCCTGCTTATCTTCATCGTCAGCCTTAGACTCGTCTGCTTCGTCAGCATTATCGTCTTTGGTATCAGATTCAGTTTCAGAATCCTCTGAATCGGTTTCATCTTCTGATGTGATCTTTTCAGGATCTTCAGAACTTGTCTCCTCATCTTCGGTATCTGTCTCAGTCCCAGCCTGAGTTTGCTGCTCTTCTGGATCAGCGAAGAGAGTCTGGCGAAGTAAGCTAGTCAGACCATCAGTGTCTAACGAGTTAATTGGCAACGTGGTTTTGGTAGGTTCACTAACCGTTTCGGGTGATGTGGGCATTGGCAGAAGGTTTAAAGACCGTTCAGAGGTCAGAATGTTAAGCAGAGCTTGAGAAACTCAGGAACATTCAAATGCTAAACTCACTTTATTCAGCGTCAAGGGTCTGTAAATTCCAGCTCAGTGAGTGAACGAGTTGAATAATCTTCAATAATTGCACGCAGATCAATTAGAGCAGCAACTTGACCTGCATAATAGGCTCTATCCTCGCCTTTGTTGACCACATCCAACACGCTTGAGAGTGCTTGGTTATGTTCACTCTGAATAACCGCATACAGAGCCTCCCAAAAGGCTTTTGTGCCTAGCTGGAGGGTAAACGCTTCAATTACTTTGTTCTCTTCCATTACATCTGTGGAGGTTGAGGTTGACCTTGCTGCTGAACCATCTGATCACCAACTGGAGTGACTCCAGTCCTGCCAATTTGAGCATTCTGCTGCTGCATTACACTCATCTGCATGTTCTTGACGTAGTTCTGCATCAAGGTCTGGAACACGGGATCTTGCTGTGCTGCTGCCTGTGCTTTTGGATTCTTGGAGATGATATCCTGAACATACTGCATCCTAGTTTGAGCAGTTGGATCATTCTCTTTGTATTGTGGTTCGTTACCAAGCATCATCATTCCAATGTCAGACTGCACTTCTCGGAACATCTTCTCTGATGCACTGGAGTTGTCCATGATAAGGTCACGCGCAGACTCTGGAGCAACTGCTTCAATGATCATCTGAATGAGTTTGTTACGGTTAAGCACTCCACCAGCATCGAGAGGCACAACGAATGATGCGATTGCCTGAAGTTTCTTGGCAACAAGATCATTATCAAGCGATTGGATATTGAACCGAACAATGAAATCAAAGCCACTTGAAATGTCGTTCAGATTGCTTGGCAACTGCACTCCAGTGATGCGCTGAATCTCTTCAGGTGGCATGTATTGCAGGCACAAACTGAACATCTGGTTGAATATCTTTGACCAAGTGCAAAGCCAACGATTCACAAGCTGTTGCTGCATCAACTGAGTCTTGATTGGAACGACTGTGAGACGATTCAAGCCAAAGTAATTGGCGTGATTGTTCTCAACACGCTCAATGAGGTTGAATGCAGTTGTCGGAGCGCGGTTTGGGGACTCCAACCATGAGTAATCATCTGGACGGGTAACAGGAAGCTGAACACCTGGCCCAATCTTGTTTATCTGACCAATACGCTTCACCACCTTCATTGGCGGCAGTGTCTCAAATGCAGTCCGATCACGAATCGAGTCATGCTGCGCTTTGATTTCGTCCTGATCAGTGATTGTTAGCTCTGGGATGCCTCGACTTTCGGTGATTGGACGACGAACAACTTCACGCCTAAACTCGATGAACGGAAACTCTCCATGAGCATAGTCCAACAGTTCATGCTTGGCATACAAGTCCTGCTCCACAAGCGGAGAGAACACCGTGCAATAGATTGCAGCGATGCCGTCCTTGTCGATCTGGCGAGTGTAAGCGTAGCAGATTTCAATCAGGTTGTCCTGTCGGATAATCGGAGATGCACCAAGAGCAGTGATCGTGTCCAGTGGGTTAGTATACCAAGACTGCTTGCCTGCTGTCTCGACTGCCTGATCAATAAAGTCTTCATCCCACTCTTCCTCTTTGACCTTGGAGCGAAGTTCCACCTCATTCATGTAGATACGACGGAAGATGACACGCGCAGACTGCAAGTCCATCGTCTCAGGTGGTAGTGCAATCTCTTCAAATGGCTTGAGAGCAGTGACACAAGGTAGGTTCTTGCTCAGATACGTTTCACGCATTTCACCTTCGCCAGTTTCACGAAGCTGTTTAACAAACTTCTTAATGTCACTCAGACCGAAGTCTGGAAGATTCATTGAAATCAACTGTGCAGCTTGATCTGCTGCTTCAGGATTCATAATCAACTCAGGAAGTTGAGACAAAGCAGACTCTGGCCCTGCTTGTTGAGCCAAGGCAGCAATCTCATCCATGCTGATCTTCTGGAGTCGTTTGGAGAACTCCTGATCCCATCCAACGTGATAAATCATCCAGCCGTAATGCAAACCATACTGAGCACCGAGTTCAACTTCACGGGACATTTCTGTGCGTAACTTTTGCTGAGTAACCCAGTTCATCAACGTGTTTGCTGCACTGGCAACAGACATATCGTTGAACTCAGTAGCAGTTACAGCAAGTTGTGAGCGTTCAAATGAAGTAGTAAGAAGACAGGCAAGCTCATTAATAGTCGAATCAGCCAAACGATTGCGAACGTCAGACGCACCTTCAAACGGAAAAGCCTGTCGGTTGTTTGGGAGGTTTTCTGAGTGCTTTTTTCCATCATCTGATTGTCCAGCCCATCGACAAAATCGAATGTCATCAGCAGCATTAAGCCGTTCAACATTTGCGGTTGTGTAAAGTGAACGTGTTAGCTCTTTTGATAGCTCAAGAACATCTGGCGTTTCTGAATAAAATGCCAATTTATCGCTGCTGTTAGATTTCTTCATTAGTAGGATCCTATTTCGCCTTGTGGTTGATAACTTTGATCATTTTGATGAGTTGGATTCATGACTGCAAGATAACGCAACACATCAACAGGGTCTTTGGTTGCTCCCTTGTCTCCATCCGCTCCAGTCCATTCACGGAGCGAGTAAATGATGTTCTTGCATGTTTCACTAACATACAATTTAGGTTCATTATGAATTGCAAGCAAGGGTTCGTCCTTGTTCCATGATAACCAGTCATTGATAATGCTGATTCCTTCCTCAATTCGTAGACCAGCAGCAGGTGTAAACCACATTGGGTTTGGATCTTCTGCCAGCAGGTCAGTTAGACTGGTGCCTCCATCCTTGCCAATAGCTTGAGTGCCTCCTGCTCTAGGGTCAATGAACCGATCAGCGATCTCTTCCTTGCCTTCTAGCTCATCTATGAGTGCTTTATAGTCGTTAATGCCTCGTCCTGCTCCATTCCGTTGCGCTGCACCTGCTTTACCATCAGGCTTATCACTTGGGATTGCCCATTCTCCTAAATCGATGCTTGGCCATTCGCGATAAATGAACTTCCTGCCATGCTCATCGACTCGTAACCAAAGCATGAACCAGTTTCGAGCACCAGCAGGATCCATTGCCATAAAGTTTGTGCCTTTAGTCGGTATCTGATCGTCTGGAATGACGTTCCAGTTGCCAAACTTGGGGAACTGAGATCCAGAGAGACTTTCAGCCCATCCATATGCACGGATCTTGATCTCGTAGTTGGTTCGACCATGTAACGCTCGTTTAATCTCACTGAATGGAGAGTAAACATTGAGTTCAGAATGGAACCAGATTGCCCTGTTACTCGGATTGTGGCAGGTAGCTTGGAACGGCATCATCCCACGTTCACCACCAGGAAGGTTGATTGAGTCCTTGAGCAGTGAAGCTGGGAGCCATTTCGTGATCATCGCACCTGCAATGTATTCTTTAACCACCGAAGTGTAACCGGAGATGGGCGTAAAGGTTAGAATCATCTTACCTCGTCTCGTAGCCGTTCGGTAACGTAGCGTCTTGATCCAGTCAGCAGTGATTTCTTCATCAATCCAGATCAAATCGACCTCACCACCTTCAATAACCTTGATATCTTGAGACTGATTTAGGAACCAGCACTGGCTTTTGTTGGGAAGGACAAAGGTATTGTCAGAGAAGCCGTTCTTCTGCGTGAACGCTACGTTGGTTATCTTGGTCTTGCGGGCAGTCTTGAACTCGGCTGGAAGGTATTTGTATACCACAGGCTGCTGCATCTGCACGCTGCTCATGTTGGTCGTATGGATGCACCACACTCGTTTACCTGGGTTTTGCGACAGGTATTGAGCTACTCGTTTAGCGGCATACTCGGTCTTAGACGCTCGATTCCCACCAAAGATCATTAGCTCTGAGATAGCTGGGTCTGAAAGCAACCCATCAGCAATCTTCCAGTGATCTGGCTCGTAGCCGTGCCTGTAAGGGTCCATTGTCTCTGCCAGAATCTTGTCCTCACGCAGTTGGAGAAGTTCACAAGCTCGATCAATGCCCTTGTTTTTGATGATGTTTGCTATCGTCTCCGCACTAGGAGCGACCATGATAGGATGCGGTGTAGGCGTGTATTTGCCTAGAGTCTCCTTGGATACTTCGTTGATAAACATTAGTTAAGCTCTGATTCCTCAGACCTAACGCAGGCACAATTTAGCTTTTCAAGGACTTTCTCTGCGAAGTCTTGATCCAGCCCAAAGTCACTGATGTAGTCGAGAAACTCAGGGTAGAACTCTTCGAGGAACAAAGCCATCGCATCCAGCTCTTTGATGGTGAATCTATTCGGGTCTGTCGCTTTCATTTTTGAGAAAGTAAGGCATGAATAAAGGCTAGCAAGAGTGAGATTGCCTCTTGTTCCAGTTGACTAGTCCCTGTATGATTGCATCATAAATAAGGTTTGCTCCGTTGCAGGGTGTAATCTGTCCTACTGCGGCAAACCGCACTAAGGTCGACATTCTGCAACAGTGTCGGCCTTTTTGTTGCTTGTTTAAGATCAATATAGATCGTCAGAACCTCCCCTGAGAAGGACGCTATGAGAGCAAGTAGTTAGAGAACGGATTCGCCGGACTGCAATTCAGGCGAAAGCAAATAGCGATACTACCGATAAAACTCTGCTCTATGCCGTGGAAGGCCCGTAGCAGTTGCGGTCCCGCAAGGGGTGTCTAAAGCTCAAATCGGCTCCTTTATACCGAAGAAACTTTAATGACGCAGATTCCTTCAAAGGGGAAATCTGTGTCGTTGCTAAATCTCACCATTACCCGAAGTAAGGTTTATATGAATTATACTCAATATCTCAAGAATGACCACTGGATTGATCTTCGTGGAGCAAAGATGCTTGAAGCAAATGGAAGATGCAAGAAGTGTAAATGCAAAAGCAATCTTCAGGTTCATCATCTCACTTACGATCGAAAGGGATACGAAAGACTAAGTGACCTTATGGTTCTTTGTGAAAGATGCCATGAGAAAGAACACAACCTATTTCCTGCTTATGTGGATGACTGGAAACCAACATTAAAGACAAAGAACAAAGCAAAGAAAACTGTAGTTCGGGAACGCCCAGTTCATTCCTTGTTTAAGTATGTAAAACCAATCAAAAACGGCTTAGTTTACTGACCAGTAAATGTTGAAAATACAGTGCAGTTCTTTCAACAAAAAGGAGCATGACCGTTAAGCCATGCTCCTCTTATTTGGTGGAGACTAGGAACGATCCTTTTTCATTCCTTTACCCTTTTCCATCTTCTCATGCATCTTACCATGCATCTTACCGTTGCCACATTTAGCAGCAGGTTTGCTAGTTGCTTTTTTAGCCATGTTGTTTGGTTTGTTTTGGTTAATGAGCATTATTGCTCAAAGGTTTAGTTTCAGGTTTAGGCATAGCACATTTAGTGCATTTAGCCTTTAAACCAGTTCCAGCATTCACAATGATCTTACCTGTTCCAAGGCAATATTGACAAGTTTTCATGAGTTATATTGATTCAGTTAATGACTCAAATGGCACCACTACAA